GCTAAGTTTAGTACCAATGAGAAAAATGCAGTAGGTAAGAAGTCACTGGTAATCAAGAAACCTTCATCGTATAGGAGGGGTTAATGTGTAGCGGAGGAGGAGGAGGTTCTAACCCCCTTTCAGGAGCAGGAAATGCAGTACAAGAAGCGGTTGAATATGTTGCAGAAGGAGATTTAGGAGATGACCTTCAGGAAGGGCTAGAGGGAATAGACCATAATTTAACCCAAGTAAAAGAGGGAGTCATAGATCCAGTAGGTGAAGCAGCACTCACAACTCTTACAGAAGGACCAGTTGAAGCCTACCAAGGCTCTGACATTGACACTACCCTAGAAACTACTCAAGCGATGGGAGAGTTAATGTATGATATTATTGATACAGCCATCTCAGGAGAAGACAAGGGTAAGGTAAAAGATTTTAAGGAAGCAGGAGCAGCGATTCAAGATGCATACGGAGAAGCTGCGGATTCTTGGGATGAAGCAGGAGATAATTTAAGTGATATTGGAGAGGCTGTTGGTGATGCTTGGGATACGACAATGCAAATCGCAGAAGATTATTCTGATAAGATGGCAGAACAACTTGGAGTGTCACGTGAAGAGCAGAGAAGAGGTGCAGATGTAACAAGAGGTGCAGACGTAGAACGTGATGATTTAATGCTCACTCTTGGTAAAAAGAAAAGCGATTTAAAAGCAGCAAAAAAGAAGGGTAAAAAAGGTCTTAGAATTGACTATGGTGTAAGTCTTCCTGGCATGGGTAAGTCAGGAATCGCAGCATAAAAAGGAATAAATGGTAGAAACAATTACACTTAACACAGACCCAGAACAAGTTACTGGCAGTGTTCAAGGTAAGTATGAAAACTATGCAAGTGATAGATATACTTTTCTAGCAAGAGCTAGAGAAGCAGCAGCTATAACCATACCGTCTTTACTACCCAAAGAAGGACATACTGGTTCAAGTATATTACCCACTCCTTTTCAGTCGGTAGGTGCAAGAGGTGTTAACAACCTTGCCAGCAAACTGCTTCTCTCCCTTTTACCTCCTAATGCTCCATTCTTCCGTCTTATCATTGACAATGCAGAACTGGAACAAATGGTCGAATCTCAGAAAGGTGCAGTTGAAGAAGCACTATCTAAGATTGAACGAATGGTCATGCAAGAGATTGAGGTACGTGCCATTCGTGTCCCAGTGTTTGAAGCACTGAAGCAACTGATTGTTGCAGGTAATGTCCTCCTTTACATCCCTGAGAAGGATGATCCAAGGATCTTTCGCTTAGATCGTTATGTGTGTAAGCGAGATGTCATGGGTAATGTCTTGGAGATCATCACCAAAGAATCAGTGTCACCTCTTTCACTTCCTGAAAAAGCAAAAGGATTGGTAACAGACGAAGGTTCACCAATGCAGTCTGTCGATCTTTACACCTGTGTTAAATGGGATGGCAACAAATGGATTGTGCATCAAGAACTAGGTGGTGAAGAAGTACCAGGAAGCAGAGGTACGTTTAAAAAGAACAAATGTCCATTCATACCACTCAGATTCACTCATATTGATTCTGAGGACTATGGAAGAGGATACGTGGAGGAGTATATCGGAGACTTAAAGAGTCTTGAATCACTTACTCAGTCCATCGTAGAAGGCAGTGCTGCTGCTGCCAAGGTGCTTTTCCTTGTCCGTCCTAATGGAACCACAAGGTTAAAATCATTAGCAGACAGTCCCAATGGTGCAATCGTCATGGGAGATGCTAATGATGTCAGCACACTTCAATTACAGAAGTTCAATGACTTTCGTGTAGCACAGGAAACAATCAGGACTCTCACAGAAAGACTGTCCTATGCGTTCCTCAATAACTCTGCGATAAGAAGAGATGCAGAACGTGTCACCGCAGAAGAAATACGAAGGGCATACCAAGAACTCGAAACTGCACTAGGAGGAGTTTACTCCATCCTAAGTCAAGAGTTTCAACTACCATTAGTGTCAATCCTCATGAGCAGGATGCAAAGGGAGAAGAAACTGCCTAAGTTCCCTGACGAATCATTGAAGCCTATGATCGTTACTGGTGTTGAGGCATTGGGAAGAGGACAGGATCTCAATGAACTCGCAGGATTCTTACAGTATCTACAACCTTTGGGTCCAGAAGTGGTACAGCAGGAGATTAATATTCCTGAGTACATAGATAGATTAGGTGCATCTTTAGGAATTGACACAGAAGGACTTCTCAAGACAGAAGAACAGAAACAGCAGGAAGCACAGGCACAAGCACAGCAACAACAACAGATGATGATGCAACAAACTATGGCGAAGGCTGGAGAACGAGCAGCACCTGAAGTTGTTAAAGCAATGAAAGAAGGTCAAATGCAACAACAAGCAGAAGGAAAATAATGGTAGACACGGTACAAACACATGAAGCACCTGAACCTGAGAGTCAAGAATACGTTCAGGAGATGGTACAGAAAGCAGAGGATGCTCAGAGTGTCCAAGCTCAAGATCCTGACCGTCCATCTTGGCTTCCAGAAAAATTTAACAGTCCAGAAGATCTAGCACAGGCTTACGGTCAGCTTGAAAGAGAGTTCCATTCTAATCGACAGGAACCACAGCAAGATGTACAAGATGTACAAGATGTACAAGAACAGCAAGCGACTCAAGATGAAGCAAGAGACTTCATCGAGAATCAAGGACTGAGTTTTGATAAGTACTACCAGGAATACAACAATGAAGGTGGACTTACTAGAAACTCATACAGTGAACTTGCTAAAGCAGGTATTCCTAAAGATATGGTGGATAGTTGGATTCAAGGACAAGAAGCACTTCAAGATCGGTTTGTTCAAAGTGCATATAATGAAGTCGGTGGACAAGAGAACTTCAACAACATGCTTGAATGGGCAACGAATAGTTTGCCTTCAGAAGAAGTTGATGCATTCAATCGTGCCATTGACAGTGCTAACCCCTCTGACTCCATGTTTGCAATCAAAGCATTGAATGCACGTTACATGGCAGAGAACTCACAACCTAACCTTTTACGTGGTGACACAGGGACACCCAGTACTGGATCATTTAAATCACTCGCTGAACTAAGGAGTGCTATGGCAGATCCACAGTACGCAACAGACCCTGCATTCCGTGATCAAGTTGCAGAAAAACTTGCACGATCTAATCTTATGTGACCTATAAAAACAAAGACTAACGGAGTAGATTTTAGCCCTTTGAGGAGGACAACTCTAATTGAAACTTAGGATAGTTATAAAGGCACAATTAAACCCTATAGCTAAACTAAGATAATATGGCTACATATACAGGTACATCGCCATTAGGAAACGCTAATGCGATTGACTATACTGGTCATCGTTCTGGTCAAACTAATGCGACAGGGGATACTAGATCCCTATTTTTAAAATTGTACGCAGGTGAGGTCATGACTGCCTTCCAGACGAAGAATATCATGATGGAATACTGCCGTACTAGGACCATTTCTAAAGGGAAATCGGCCCAGTTTATTATGACAGGTAAGTACCGTGATGCTGCCTATCATACCCCAGGTGAAGAGATTGCACCTGTAGCAAACGCAAGGAATTCTGAGCGTATTGTGACAGTTGATGATCTCTTAATTAATGCCCAGTTTATACCCAATATAGACGAGGCGATGCAACACTATGATGTCAGATCCGTCTACACTCAGGAAGCAGGTTATGGACTTTCTAAAGTAGCAGATCAAAACATCATTAGAACTGCGGTTAAAGCTGCACTTGCCACTAATAAGCAACGTGCTTCTAAACTCATTGATGACTACAAAGATTTCGATGATGAGGATTTCACTGCAAATGTAGATTATGCAGCTTCTTTTGCTAACTCAAAAAAGCTCAAGCACTTTGTAGAAGGTATCATTGAAGCTAAACGTATTCTTGAGATGGCAGGAGCACCTCTTGAAGATTTAGTTTGTGTCACTGGAACTGACCAGTACTACAAACTTTTCATGGCAGCAACTAACCAAGAAAGTTTGGCAGATCTTGTTGTATTTAACAGGGACATTGGAGGAACTGGATCATACACCAGTGTAAATCTTCCTTCAATTGCAGGTATTCCTGTAGTTAAGACACCTCACATGGGTTCCTATAGTGCATCAGCATATAGCGATAGCCTGTGGTCTACTGGTGTTACTACTGGTCCTGAGCCACTAGGATCACCTCACTCAAATCGTGGTGATGCTTATGACATTCCTGCTGCTTATGACGGTGATGGTACAGACAGTCAGATTGGTGCAGTAGGCGGTCTTGATGCAGCAGGTACTGCTAATGTTGACTTACGTGCAGAGTCTGCACAAGTTCGTGCGTTGGTCATGCATAAAGATGCAGTAGCTACTGTTAAGTTACTGGATCTCAGTGTTGAATCTGAGTATCAAATTCAACGACAAGGTACGTTAATTGTGTCCAAATATGCGATGGGCCATAACGTACTCAGACCTGCTATGGCAGTAGCTCTTAAGGCTCCTGTTTCTTAATAGCATTTTAAGGCATCAAGTGAGGGGCATTGGTAATTCCATGTAAGACCTAACGGACTTGCTCTGCCTTTTTTCTTTTTTAGGGAGGGTAACTCTGTAGCTCCACCCACCTCCCACACACCTCTCGCTACAGAGTCCCTCCTTTCCCACACACATTAAAAAACTATGAGTGTAACCACACCTACTACTGAACTAGATGCTGTCAATGTCATGCTGACCAGCATTGGAGAGAGTCCAGTGAACACACTGGGATCTGGTCTTCAAGAAGCTGAAATAGCTGAAGTGGTCCTTGATAATGTAAGCAGGGATGTACAGTCAGCAGGTTGGCATTTCAACACAGAAATAAGATACAAACTAATTAGAACTCCTACCAAGACAATTAACCTACCTGACAATGTAGTAAAGATTGATAAAACTAATCTACTAAGAGACTACAATCTTGATGTCGTAGAAAGAGGAAGGCAGTTGTATGATCGCATAGGAAACAAATACACCTTTGACCATGATATTGAAGTCGATATGGTGGTACTTTTATCATTTAATGAACTGCCAGAAGTAGCACGTAGATATATTACACTACGAGCAGCTAGAACCTACCAACAACGTATACTTGGTAATGATACTTTATCAAGAATGTTAGCTATGGACGAACAGCAAGCATTTGTATCTCTACGTGAAGCTGAAGCAGAAGTATCTGACTATAATATCTTTGACAACTACGACACTTATCGTGCATTAGATAGAAGCATTAAATCAGCTAATCTTACCAACGATACTATCGCAGTACAATACTTTCCAGGTGCTTAAACTATGTCATTAGTATCCAGTACGATTCCTAATCTTATTAATGGAGTCTCACAGCAACCTCCTGAGATTAGATTACCATCGCAGTGTGAAGTCCAAGAGAATGGTATTTCTTCTGTGGTAAACGGCCTGGAAAAACGTCCTGGTACTGAACATGTTAAGAAGTTAGATGTATCAACTATTAGTGGTGCTTTTATACATACTATACAGAGAGATGAGGATGAGTCCTACACTTTAATTGTAGGGGCCGATAGTAGTAACAATGAGTTTATGAAGATCTACGACAGATCTGGTAACTCTATGCCTATTAAGACGAGTGCTTATGCTGATGTCACTTCCTCTGACCTCTCCTACTTTGACAATCTTACAGATCACGCACAGAACATTGTTGCGACTACAGTAGCAGATAACACATTCATTATTAATAAGAAGAAAGTAGTCTCTGAAGCAACCAGTTCTGCTAACACTTCTGGTGAAGGAAGTTCTAATGTAGTTTCACCTTCTGGATCTGACAGTCTTGAGTCTGCTTATTCCTATGAGGGTTTAATTTATGTTAAACAAGGCGACTATTCTAGTAAGTATGTAATAGCAATTAAAAATACTGAACAAGAGACTGTACCTTCTGTAGCTATTGATTCACTTACTCTTACATCTAATGTAGTCACAGTTGTAACTGAAGCAGATCATGGTTTAGCAGTAGGTAATACTGTAACTATAGAAAATGCTACTGATGCAACATTTAACGGTGTTTTTGAAGTTGCTTCAGTAATAGACACTACTACTTATACATTTGCTAAAACAGCTTTTGATCAAAGTGAGACAAGCAGTCCTGCTACTCAGAAAAAAACTATAGCTAATAACACTGAGTACAAAGTATCTTACCAATCACCTTCTAATACTCCTGCACAAAACCAAGAGTACATCGGTACAAGTAAGATAGCAGATATACTTGATCAAGGTTTAACTGCAAGTGGAACTAATGCTTGGGGATTGTTTGATTATGACTCTACAAATCTTAATAACACAAAACTAGGTTTTGGCGGTAGATTACCGACAGCAGGAGTTGACGAAGATGGTAATAGTGATTCCAGACATAAAGCAAGTTTAAATGTTGTTGGAACAGTATCTAACCACATCTACAAATTTACCAGGAATGGTAGTGTCATACACGTAC